CACCGCAGTGCGCGCTGAGGCAATCAATCGAAGCGGCGAAACCGTCCGCTGGGGATCGCAAGTTCTTATCATCGAGCGAACACCGCCGGGCGACCGCAACTACAGTGCCGCCGACGGATGGCGTTGCCGCCAAGCGGCCTAGGACCTGCACGCCGCTCATCGTTGGGCTGGCAGTAATGCGCCGAGGCGCCGGCATTCGGTTGCGATAACCGTATTTCCCGAGAGCAGCGGCGCACCACTCCATCGCGTTTGGCAGACCCGCCTAAGAGCGCGCATCATAGGCGCCCGGGCCGGGCGCAGTGTTGGACCACTGCCCCGGCCCTGACCAAGATCGCGTTGCTGGGAGGCGTCCGCGAATGGCTGACGATGACTCTAGCGCCCACAACACAGATAGCAATGAACGCGCCGCCACTGACGCGTCAGAGCCAGACTACCAGTCCGGATGGAAGCCTTGGCTCGAGGCTCTCGGAGATTATGAATCCGACGACCAGGACTGCCTCACCGACCACCGGCTCGATCACCTGATAGAGAAAAACGGAGGTGACGGGAGGTGTTTCCTAACACCCATCGGTAAGAAATCTCTCCTGGCCTACACCATTGAATGTCGGCTCAGCCGCGTATGCCGGCGGCGCCAAGGGAAACCGATGAACCGGGAGAACCCTCCTCCTCACCTTCGCAAGGTAAATCGGATCGCCTGGCATCGCCGCGGGCGGCCTCCCCTTCCCGAGCTGCGCCGCATGATCCAGCACGACTTCGTTGAGTACCACCGGATCGAGGAAGATTTGCTGTTCCGGCGGGCTAAGATACAGGCCCTATACGTAGCCCAGTTGAGAGAGGGAGAGCTCGTCAGTCTGCCAGGCAGTTACAAGAATGGCATCGGCACACCTCGGCCAGGCAGGCACATACATACAGATGTCGACCTACGCTACTTCGCCTTCGATCGCCGGATCAGTACAGGAAACGGCTGGCTGATCCGTGGCGACCTGGGGTTGGACGAAGAAGACAACGACGCCCTCTATGATTTGAAGATCAGGCGCGAAGCACACGCCAGGATATTAGCTTCACGAGCTCACCCGGCGGCCCCGGAAAGCGCCGGCGTCCTGTTGCCGGAGCCGCGCCGCGCTCCACCGCAGCGGTGGATTTCGCTCCAAGAGATCGTTGAGCGGCCCTCTCGCCTCCTCCCCGGAGATCTCGAGACCCGCGAGCATCCACTCGACGATGCTATACTAAAGGAGATTTTCCGAGCCGCCCCGGCGGGCCAGATCCGCCACGAGTTGCTTTTGAGCGGGTACCAGAACACGCTGGAGGGGCTGCTCCGTGACCCGATAGACGAGCGCCTTCTGCTCGCCCCGGAACATTGGGACCTCGTAGATCGAGAACGAGGTGTGCTGGAACACCCACCCGGCACCTCCCGTGTGATCAATCTCTGCTTAGAGGATGCCCAGGCCCACTTCCGCGCCTGGCTGCAGAAGCGATCGTCGACCACCAGCGAAGCGGCGCAGGATCAGCAGGTGGGCGCCGGTGAGCCGGGGGCTGCGGCGTCTTTACCAACGGCTGAGCTGGAACAACACGCGGTGCCAGAGGATGCGCCGTCAGCCACCGCGGCAGCTTCAACCGCATGGCATTACGATTCCGCAGATTATATCGACATGAAAGGCGAACGGCCCGTCCTCAAGAAGTTCAACGCGGGGACTTTGGAGGCGGACGGGCTCCACCGGGCGACTGAAACCGAGCGGGGTGAATGCTTCAGAACGCTCGCACACCTGGCCGGGGGGCAGACCAATCGCGACCACATACGGGTCTGGGGGCGTTACTGGCTACGCACACATCGACACGCCGATTATCCTGTAACCGCACTGACTGCGGAGTTTTTAGAAAAGGTGGACTACAAGTCTCTGCATCGGCCTGAAGGCAACCCCAATCTGAAGCCTGCAGGCTAACCCACATTCGGCTGGATATCCCGCCGACTGCGGGTTTAACCCGCCGGATCTCTGCTTGGCAGAGCAGAACCAAGCACGGTTTATTTCTCACGCCATGCCAGCGACCGCCACAGACCGCAACTGCCAACCAGAGAGCCGCGCTCGCATATTCCGCCGGCATACGCTTTGCGCGCTGCTCGACTGCAGCGGCAACCATCTTGAGAATCTGACGAAGCACGCCGGACCTCTGGCGTTTCCAAGGCCGATACGGCTGGGACCGCGCGCCGTAGGATGGTTGGCCACCGAGGTGGAGGACTGGATCGACGCGCGTGCTCGCGAACGCGACCTGTCCGCAGGCGACGTCTCACTTTTGGCGCGAAACGAGCCACCGGTTGTACGGTCAGGTCGACAGCATAAAGGTGACGACCGACCACCTGACTGACTGACGCAGCCCGGCGCTGATCCCGGCGCCGGCCCTCCAGCACATCCGAAACGAACCCTGAGCAGTTCAAGGCGGAGCTATGTCCGAAGATCACCCCGAACCGATCGGCTATCGCGCCTTCGTCGCCCGGGCGGCGGACTTCGCCAACCAGCCGCTGCACATCGGCAGTGTGACGTTCGGCACCGAGGCCGAAGCCCGAGCATGGGTGGAGCAGGGTCGCGCGCTCGCCCCCGACCCGGCGAATTTCGCCGCCAGCGTCGTCCCGGTGTACGGCGCGCCGGCCTGATGCCGCGCGACTTCACTGAGAGCTTTTTCGATGTCGCCACACAGATCGGCCGCCTGCGCCGCGCCTGTTATGACAAGCTGCTCCAGCACGAACAGGACGGCGCTATCCCAACGAACGGCCGGTTCATTTTTTACGAACTGGAGCAGGACGGCGTCATCCCTAAGGCCTATCTCAACGGCGACGGCACCAAGCGGGCACGTACGCCAGCTCAGAACGTTGCAGATGCCCTGCTCAAGCTGCGGGAAGCCGGTCTGATTCCCTGGAACTGGATTATCGACGAGACACGTGAAGTATCCATCTGGCGGTCCGCTAAAAGCCTGCTGGACTACGTCATCGACGCGACGGAGTACGCCCGGATCGATTGCTGGGGCGATCAACTGGCGCCTCTGACCATCTGCGAGTCACGTGCAACGGCGGGTGTGCTGAACCGGATCGGTGCTGAGTACCTCGCCCCGATCACCGGAACCGGCGGGCAATGCGGCGGCTTCCTGGTGACCGATGTCACGCCCCTGCTGCGTGGCAACAACCGGCAAGTTCTCTACATCGGCGACTATGAGATCGGCGGCCCGGCCGATCAGATCGAAGCCAATACGCGACGCTACCTGGAGAAGCATGCCGGGCGTGGCATCGACTGGGTGCGCATTGCGCTGACCAAAGCCCAGGTTGAAGCCAATGTGCGGCTGCTGGATCTGGTGATCGAGAAGACGGATCGCCGCACCAAGCCGCCTCGTCCGTACAAGGCGGTTGAATGCGAGGCGGTCGGACAGGTCGTGCTGGAGCAGATATTCCGCAATGCACTCGACCGGCTGCTGCCCGAGCCGCTGAGGACTGTACAGGTACGCGAAGCCGCTGAACGCGAGGTGCTGATCCGTCGGTTGCACAGGTGGCGACATTGAGCGCCCGGCTTTCTGACTACTTTGGCCTCCCCCTCGGCCACTTCGGTGCCGGTATTGCTGATCCAGGGTGGAACTTCAGCACCTACAGCGCCAAGGGCCGCGGCAAATGCGCCGACCAGAAGTACCGCTGCGACTCCATCGACGACATCAAGGCGATGCCGGTGGGCGAGTTGTTTAAGCCTGACGCCGCGATCGCGCTCTGGTTCCCACAATACGCCTTGCATTGGGTTCCCGAGGTCTTTGCCGCCTGGGGGTTTGAGCCTCGCACGCTCGGCACCTGGCCGAAGCAGACGGTCAACGGCAAGTGGTTCTTCGGGCAAGGCAAGATCTTGCGCAGTGCCGCCGAATTCTACGCCATCGGCGTGCGAAGACATCCGCCTGTGCGCTCCCACAGCGTGCGCAACCTGATCGTCGCACCGTGGTGCGGCCATAGCCACAAGCCGGATCAGCTCCATCGGGACATCGAGCAGCTGTACGACGGCCCGTACCTCGAGCTGTTCGCACGCCGCCACATGCCTGGCTGGACGGGCTGGGGCGATCAGCTCGAAGCGGCGCCGACAAGCCTCAATGCGGGCCAACCCGAGCTCAGCAGCAATTCCGCCACCTTGGGCTGGGTCTGAGACATGCCGCAGCCGCACCTGCGCTCGCGAGAAATGCAGTTATCGCAAGCATCGGGCCACGTCGGGACAGCCGGTGTGATGCGCATCCACGACATCCTTCCACCCGATAAGTCGCTCGCTGACAGGTTGACCACCAAGCAGTTGCTGGAGGGCTCGCTCGCCGGTCCAGGCTGGCAGTTGTTCCACCACCAGGCGTCCTACCTCCAGATGCAGCTCCATTCGCCGGTGCCGCTTCTGCTCGCCGGTGACCCCGGCACCGGCAAAACCCTGGTCGCGATTTTGTCCATCCGGTTCACGACCATCGCGTTGCGCAACGCGGGGGTGTGGCTCCCGATTTGCTATGTTTTGCCCGCCAACCTCCTGCGCCAGGTAGAGCGTGAATTCCAGCGCTTCGCGCCTGATCTCCGGGTTGCGGTTCTGCGCACCGGCAAGGATCAGATTCCAACCTTCGGCAACTACGACCTTCTTCTGGTCTCTTACACGCTGCCGGTGACCTCCCGCCCGATCGCAGAGGCGATCGCGGCGTTGAACAGCTTCGCCTTCATCGCGTTCGATGAGGCCCATCTTCTGCGCAACGTGAACGCCAAACGGACCCGGTTCTGGGTGAACCTGGCCCGCAGCGCGCGGTGGGTGCTGCCGATGAGCGGCACGCCGTTCGTCAACTCGGGCGAGGATCTGTACACCACGTACTATCTGCTCGGCCTGCTGGCCGAGCCGGGTATCGGCGTGCCCGACCCTGATGGCACGTTGCGGTCAGCCACCTTTGCGCAGTTCTGCGCGAAATTCGTGGTCTATCGCGAGATGTCGATCAATGGCCGCAGCTTCACCAAGGCGGTCGGTACCAAAAATATCGACATCCTGAACCAGGTGCTGGCGCCACGGATGACCCGCTGGGTTGCCGCGGAGTTGCTGTCGCTGCCGCCACTGATCATCGAGCAACACCTGCTCGACATGGCCGATGTTCGCGCTGAACTCGCTGAACACGATCGGGAGAAGGTTGAGGCGCTGCTCGAACGGCGCCGTGACGGTGAGGAGATCAGCGAACAGCAGATCGCCGAAGCAATCGGCGACAGCCCAAGCAGTGGCGCGCTGTCCACCTATCGCCGCCTGATCGGTACGGCAAAGGCACCGCTGGTCGCCGAGTGGATCATCGACCGCATCGAAGGTGGCGGCGGTTCGACTCTAATCTTCGGCCATCACCGTGCCGCTCTCGAGGCCATCAAGGCGAGGCTGGACGAGGCGAAGATCCCGGCCGGTCTGATCTACGGCGACACCCCGGCGACCAGGCGCGACCGCCAGGTGCAGGCGTTCCAGACCGGCGATCTCAAGGTACTGGTCCTGCAGATCGAGACCGCGGGGCTCGGGCTGAACCTGCAGGCCGCCAGCCACGTGGTGTTCGCGGAACTGCCCTGGACCTCAGCGGCGTACCGTCAGGCGATCGCTCGCGCCCATCGCGCCGGGCAGCAACAGCACGTGCTGGTGTCGATCGCGACCATCCCCAACAGCCTCGACGAAATCATGGCCCGCGCAATCGCCCGCAAGGCCGCCGAGGCAGATGCCGTTCTCGACGCCGCCCCTGACATGGAGACCGCCCTATGAAGATCCAGCTCGAGCTCGAGCTTGAGACTTTGGCCGACCTGCGTCCGAAGCTCGAAGCATTTCTTGCACAAGCGCTACCAGTCAAAGTGGCTCCGGTCGATCCGGCGGAGCCGCGTAAGACGGACAAGGCGAAGCGGCAGGCCAAGACCACAGTCACAGCACCAGCCGGTACAGCGGGTACAGCAGAACCAGTCTCGGACATGGCGCTCGAGGACGCGGCCGAAGATTCGGCGGTCGTACCGTCGTCGGGTCGGCGAGCACCAAGTGCCGCCGACATAGCGCTCGGCCTCGAAGGCGACGCCGTCACGGTGGCCTCCGGCACGATCGGCTCCGATGCCGAGGCCTCCCAGCAGACCGACATCGAGGACCTGCTCGCCGACAAGGCGCAGCTGCACTTCGACTTCGACCGCGTGTTGGCACTGCAGGGCCGCGCCGCCGCACTCGGCATCGTGCAGGCGGTGTTGCCCGTCGGCACGAAGACCAAGATCAAGGACATCGAGACCCTGCCGGTCGCCTTGATCCCGGCGGCTATCGCAGCACTGCAGGCGGCACAGGCCGCCTGATGGCCGCGCTGCCGCTCGACCTGAGGCCACTTCTGGCGAGGTTGCCGCCAATACAGCCGCCGCTCGAGGAGGCGCACTCGCCGATGGGCCCATCGTCGGCGGCACGACTGTTCGCCTGTCCTGCCTCCTACGCGACCACGGAGCTGCTAGGTCGCAATTCTGCATGCATGGCCACGCCAGTCGCCGCGGCGGCGGAACGCGGCTCGCGTGAACATGCGCTGGTTGAAGCCGCGATACACGACAACGTCTGGCCCGAGGTCGTAGAAGAATTCGACGGCTACAAGATGGGGCTCGCCGCCCAGCTCCATCTCGAGACCATCAACACGTTGATGCGCCAGTCAGCCCGTCTGGAACTGCTCCTGGTGGAGGAGATGCTGGACGGCCGGCGCTATCATCCGCTGTATTTCGGCACCGTTGATGCCGCACTGCTATGCCGCGACGCGACGAATCAGCTGCGGCTCGCCGTAGTCGATCTGAAGACCGGCAGCTACGTCGTCCAGGCCGATGCACTGCAGTTGAAGCTCTATGCTGCGTTGGTGCTGCTGGATCCGCGAACCCGCGATCTCGCCCGCCGCGTCGGGCACATCTCGACCACCGTGGTGCAGCCGCATGCCAGCCCGATGCCGGTGGGCGGCGCGGTGCGCACTGTACAATTCACTCGGCAAGAAATCCTCGCCGCCGCTATGGCCTATCTGGACGTCGCAGACGCCGCCACACGGCCTGATGCGGTCGAGGTGCTGGCCCGCATTCCCGGCGAGCACTGCCTGTTCTGCCCCGCCAAGCCGGCGTGCCCCGCGCGCAGAGAGCGACGCGAGGCGCACGCCGCGCTGCTCCTTTCACCGGTCAGCATCGACGCCGAGGCGCTCGACGCATGACCCGGATCCCGAACACAGCCTGCGTCAGTGTTGCGCGCGAGCGACAGAAGCAGGCGGCAATCCATCCCTCGCGCGAACCAGCAGCCTGGAGACTGTGAACATGTCTGCCCCTACTCTTGTACGTCCGCCGCCCAGCGCGAACCCGCGGGACGGCACGGCAATCGGCCGTCTTGCCTATCCGGAGTTGTTTGTCCCGAAGCGTTTCGGTGAACAGCGCAACATGCCGGGATCGGGCAGCGGCGAGCCGAAATACGGTTGTTCCGTCATCGCGTTTGGCAAGTTCGTGCAGCCGATGCGCGATGCCGTGCAGACGGCGATGCGGGCGGTGATTAATGACACCTACCCCGACGCGAAGATGCTTCCTACCCGCGGCCTGCGCGGCACGGCGAAGAAGGACCCGCTGCTCAAGCCAGTCGCCGACTATCCCAAGATGTGGCCCGATGCTCCGGCGGACGCGATCTTTGTCCGAACCAACTCGCTGGACATGCCGGTGTTCGTCGACGCCCACGTACAGCCGCTCGGCGTTGAAGAGGCGAAGCTGCTGTTCATCGCAGGCTGCTGGGTGCAGGTGGCGTTTCGCGCCTTCCACTACACCCAGGGCGGCGATCCCGGCATCGGCCTGGCATTGAACTGCGTCCAGTTCGTCCGCCCGGGCCCCCGCTTCGGCGCGGGACGCACCGCCCCCGGCGATGTGCTGGCGCCGATCGACGACGACGCCCTGTTCGCCGACCTCGACGTATAGGCGACCGCGCCTCGGTGGTGGCGGCAGCGATGCCGCCACCACCGGCATCTCCGCCAACCGGATTTCCAACATGGCGAACACGATCGTCTTCACCTCGGACCAGCGCCGCGCCGTCGAGGCGCACCGCGACGCCCTGGCGCGGGGCGAGAATTGGTTCCTGTACCAAGGTCCCGCCGGCTGCGGCAAAACCACCCTGGCCCGCCACGCGGCCGCTGAGCTGCTGCCGCCGCCGACCTTGTTCACCGCCCCGACCAACGCCGCGACCAATGTGTTGCGCCAGGCGCTGAATGGCAGTGCCCAGCACTGCATGACGATCCACTCGGCACTTGGTCTGCGTCCGGTCGAGGACGGCAGCGGCGAGACACGCCTCGTGCGCGCCGGCGCGAGCAAACTGCCCCTATTCCGTTCCCTGGTACTGGACGAGGTGTCCCAGGTCGGTCGCGATCTGCGCAGCTGGATCGATGGCTCTGTGCCACCAGGGATGCCGGTGCTGTGCCTGGGCGATCCCTACCAGCTGCCGCCGGTCAACGAAGCGGCGTCGCCTTACTGGAAGGAGATCACGGCACAATATCGGCTGCGCGAGATCGTCCGCCAGGCGGCTGACAATCCGATTCATACAATCTCCCAGCTGCTGGTCAGGCAGCAAGACGTGCTGCGGATCGATACTGACTGGGCAGCTCCTGGTGGCGAGGATCATGCGCCCTATGCCGGTGCCGGCAGCAAGGGCGTGTTCTCCACCAGCTACCAGGGGATGCTCGCCGCCTTCCGCTCCGAGGCATTTCGCGCCGATGCCGGTGCGTATCGCGTGCTCTCCTATACCAATGCCCGGGTACAGCGATTCAATCGCCTGATCCGCGACGCCGTGCTGGGCAAGACCGCCTCGCCCTTCGTGGTCGGCGAGCGGGTGATCAACCGCACCCCGCTGGGCGTGCTGGACAATCACGACGAGTTGCAGATCGCGGTACCGATCAACTCCGAGCTGCGGGTGCTGGAAATCGCCGAAGACGTCTGCGTGCTCGAGCTAGGTGGTCCCTCCTACCGCACCAGCCGTGGCCATCCTGCCGAGACGGTGCGGATCCGGGGCTGGCGCGTGGCGCTCGGCCTGGTCGGCGACGGGCTGGTGATCGAATGTCATGTCGCATCACGCCCCGGGCTCCGCGAGGCGATGCTGGCGCGCTGCGTTGAGCGGCGGCGGTTCGTCGACCGGCGGCGCATCGCGGCGGCGTTCCCGGATCTGCGCAATGCCTATGCGACCACAGTGCATTCGGCGCAGGGGATGACGATCGGCAACGCCGCCTTCGTCGATGTCGACGACATCGCACGCCAGCGACACCGCGACGACATCTTGTTGCGTCTCCAGCTGCTTTACGTCGCCGCGACCCGGCCGCGCGAAGCGCTGGTCAGGACGCCGGCGCTCGGCGAGCCGATGGACATCTAGATGCCAGACTCGGGGGCGTTCGATAACGGTTCTTCTCGCAATTCATCGCCACTCGACGACCTGGCAACGGCTCTCGTGGTCGATGTCGAAACGCGCAGCCTGCTGGAGCTGCCCAAGGTCGGCGCCCACCGCTACGCCAACCATCCCTCCACCCGGATGCTGGTCGCTGCCTTCGGCTTCGTGAACGCCAACGCCGATCCAGAGGTGTGGCTGCCGGACGCACCACTTCCTGCCGCGGTGCATGCGCACCTGATGATGGGCGGCATGATCGCGGCCTGGAACGCCGCTTTCGATGTCGCGATCCTGAACCGCTTCCTCCCTCCGGCAATCCCACGCATCACGATCGCGCAGACTCACGACATCGCCGCGCAGGCGGCGAGTGCGGCGCTGCCACGCGCGCTCGACAAGTGTTGTGCCGCGATAGGCCTGCCAGAAGGCAAAGACCGCGCCGGACAGGCCGCGATGCGCTGGTTCATGCGGCCCAGGAAATGGGTCGAGGGCAAGCCGGTCTGGGGCGAGGATCCGAAGCGCTTCGCCGCCCTGGTCGCGTATAACCAACAGGACGTCCGCCTCGAGCGCATGATCATGCGCCGGCTACCGCAGCTGCAGGTGATCGACCGGCCGGTGTTCGAGCTGGACGCGCAGATCAACGCCCGCGGCATGCGGATCGACCGGGCGTTGATCGACGTCGGTGGACCGGCCTTGTACCGCGCCATGCTCGAGGCCAACCGGCGCATCGCCGAGCTGACCCGGGACGCCTCGACCCCGGTGCCCAAGGTCACCAGCACCAACCGGATCGTGCAGCTGCTGCAGGACCACGGCGTCGCGCTGATTCTCGCAGAGCCCAAGGGGAAGGCCGAAGCCGAGATCGCCGCCGAGGCGGAGGCCGCGGCATTGATCCAGGAGGACCGCGACCGGGAAGGCGAAGACGATGAAGAAGGGGCTGGGGATGAAGACGAGCCCGGCACCAAGAAAAGCCTGAAGGGCGCGCTGTCCAAGACCTCGGTTGCCGCCATGCTGGAGCGCGCCGACCTGCCGGACCTGGTGCGCCAGGTGCTGGAACTGCGGCGCGACTACGGCCGCACCTCGACAGCGAAGCTGCGCAGCCTGGCGGCCACCCTGTCGCCACTCGATGACCGGACGCGGGACTACATCAGCTTCCACGCGGCCTCGACAGGACGCGCCGGCGGCCGGCTGATCCAGCCACAGAACCTGCCGCGTGAGAGCTACACCGCCGAGCAGTGGCCCCTGGCGCTGCACGACCTGGCGAACCTGCCAACGGACCGGTTCGTGGCAAAGTACGCGATCTCACCGGTGGCGGCGATCGTGAAGCTGATCCGCGGCGCCATCATCGCTGCACCCGGTCACGTGCTATGCGGCGGCGACTTCTCGAAGATCGAGCTGTGCGTCGGCGCGTGGCTGGCGGTGCAGGAGGACCTGCTCGACGATCTTCACCGCGGCGTCGATCCGTATCGCACCTTTGCTTGCACGCTCTACGGCGTCACCCTCGCCACGGTCACCGAGGCACAGCGCCAGATCTGCAAGTCGGCAGTACTGGGCTGCCTGTTCGGATTGGGCGCGGAGGCGTTCCAGAGATACGTATTGGCCACCGCCAAGGTCGAAATCGACCTGGAGACGGCCGAGCGCATCGTCAGGACGTTCCGCGACACCTACAGCAACTTCCCGGTGGCGTGGAAAACGACCGGCCGCGCCGCACTCCGCGCGGCCGAGCAGCCCGGCAGCGTGCATGGGTGCCTCGGCGAGCAGGTGCAGTTCCGCTGCACGCCGGATCGACGCTGGCTGACGGCAACACTGCCGTCGGGTCGCAGGCTTCGCTATCCGCGACCGCACATCGTCGAGGAGGTGAACCGCTTCGGCACCTTGGCCGACGCGCTGAAGACGTTCGGCGTGTCGCAATACACCCATCAGTGGGCCGCAGAGTACAAGCACGGAAGTTTGCTGTTCCAGAACTGCGTATCCGCCATTGCCCGCGACATCCTGACGGCAACCACATCGCGCTTCGAATCGGCGGGGCTGCCGGTGATCCTCCACGTGCATGACGAGCTCCTGGCGGAGGTGCCGATCGAGCACGGCGTCACCCACGCCCGGGTACATGCGCTGATGACGCGGCGACCGGTCTGGGCAGCGGGACTGCCGATCGATGCGGAATGCTGGATAGGCGCCCGCTACGGCAAGACCACGAAGCTCAACAAGCAACAGATCGTCGATCTGGACGAAAGCGACCGGTGACGAGGCAAACCATCACCGGCCAACATTCGAGGAGGAAACGATGGGTGCGGACGGAATCACCACGACCCACGCGGACGATGCTAGCGTGGATCGTTTGACGCAGCACGTGTGGCTCGGCCGCATGTCCCGTGGCGACAACGTGCACCAGGCGCGCTGGCGCACCCGCGACTGTCATCCCTATAGGATAGGCGGCCTGGTCAGCCTGCTCGATCCCGGCGAGATCGCGCCGGAGGGTCGCCGCACCCCGAAGGACGGACCGTGTTTCGTGCCGGGCGTGCTCGCGCCGCTGCCGTCGGGTGAAGTCGCGCTGCGCCAGTGTGATCGGGTGAACGAGATCAATGTCCTGGTCGCCGACCTCGACATGGGCACGCCGTTCGCAAGCCTGCAGGCGCGCCTGAGGACGGTGAACGTGCTGGCCCTGGTCACGCCCACCTTCTCGCATTTGCGCCGTTCCTACGCCTTCCGGGTGGCACCAGCGCGGTGGCAGGCATACCTCACCGAGTTCGGCTCGGCCGAAGCCGCGGTGCTGGCGCATGGCGCCACCTTATTCCTGCCTGGGATCGTCGCCGGCGGCCTCGCGGGCCCGGTGGCGGTTCAGCCTGCGGACAAGATGAAGCCGGAGGGTGCGCTAATCGTGTCGTTCACCTGGGCGCGGCCGGTGCCGCGTTGGCGCGTGGCGGTGCCGCTGGCGCGCGGTTGGACGGCAGAGGGAGGCCCCAACGAGGGCACGGCCGAGGCCTGGTCGAAGCTCTACCACCAACTGACCGAGGCGCTGGGCCTGTGGGATTGCGACCCGTCCTGCTCGGATGCCTCGCGGCTCTACTTCACCGCGCGCTGGCCCGTGGCGTGGCCGGTGGCGGAAAGCGATCCGGCGTGGGCGATGATCACCGCGGGGTTGACGCCGGGTGAACCCGGGCCGGATCGGCCGTTGGCGCGTACCGAAGGCGCCATTGCTGATCTGCTGGAGCTGCAGGCACGGCGTGATCGGCTGAACTGGGCGGAGCGCATCGGCAAGGCTGAGGACAAACTGCGCCGTGACTTCGAAGCAGCTTTACAAGCGGCGCGGAAGCGGCTGCCGCAGATCTCTGGCAGCAAAGGACGGCGTAAGGCGGGTGCGCCGCGAGATTTGACGCCGTGGCTGGTGCGGCATCCGGAGACCAACGAACAAGTTGACCTGACCCTGTGGCATCAAAGGAACGGCTGGGGGCTCGAGCTGGCGACGCTGGTCCAGGAAGAACACCCCGAGCTGATCGCTGATCGCGGCGAAGGTGCCGGAGGCAAGCTGCATATCCTCTGCCCGGCCAGCGATCTGCACGGCACCGATCGCGACGACGGCACCTTCGTGTGGGACGGCAACGGTTGGGCGGCGCGTGGGCAGGAGGGCGCGCGCCGCGGTGGGATGTTCTGCAACCACACGGCCTGCAGCGGGCGGTCGACTGGCGAGAGCCTGGCGCTGCTGTTGGACGCCGGGGTACTGAGCTGGGCTCTATTGGAGACGATTGCGGCCGAGGTCGAGGCGGAGCGGCTGGAGGTCGGCCGCGCCCTCCTGCCTGGTGTGGATCCACTGGATGACACGCCGGATGACACGTCCTTCGGCACGGGCGAATCGCCGGACCAAGCCCCAACCCCTGAAACAACTGCTGCACGGGAAGAAGACCCGCCAGACGATGTACCGGGATCGAAGCGGGCCACGGCGACGCCGGTGCTTGATCCAGCCACCCCGCTGACCTCCGCCGGAGTGCTGATCGACCGGCACTTCATGCGCGATGGTGAGCGCACGCTGCAGCACAGCCAGGGTGTCTACTACCGATGGACCGGCACGCGTTACCGGGAGCTTGCCAACGAAGAGGTCGTGGCGCGGATCTATCGGTTCCTCGAACGCGCAAACCGGTTGGGTAAAGACGGACTGGAGCCGTTCAACCCAAACCGGGCCAAGGTTGCCGACGTGTTGGAGGCGCTCGCGGCGGCCGCCCAGCTTTCGCTCCCCGAGGCGCTGCCGGTATGGCTTGGGCGCGTGCAACGGGACCGGCCGCCGGCGGCCGAAATCCTGGCGTGCCGGAACGGGTTGCTGCACTGGCCAACTCGAACACTGCTGCCGCACACGCCGGCCTTCTTCGGCCTGAACTGCCTGCCGTATCCGTACCAGCCGGATTTCGGGCCGTCTGTGGTGTGGCTGCGCTTCCTCGCATCGCTATGGCCGGACGACCAGGCGTCGATCGACACGCTGCAGGAGCTGTTTGGCCTGCTGCTGACCTCGGACACCAGCTACCAAAAACTGTTCCTGCTGATTGGCCCTCCGCGTTCTGGCAAAGGCACGATCGCTCGCATCCTCCAAGCGTTGCGGGGCAAGGAAGCGACCGCATGGCCGACACTGGCCAGCCTAGGGACAACGTTCGGACTCGAGGGCCTGATCGGTAGACCGATCGCCATCATTCCCGATGCCCGCCTGGATTCACGGGTTGATGTCCAGGTGCTTGCCGAACGCCTGCTGGCGATATCCGGCGAAGACGGGATGTCAGTGCCGCGTAAATATCTCGCAGACTGGATCGGCTCCCTGCCTGCACGCTTCGTGATCCTGACCAACCCGCTACCGAAGGTGACCGACGTGAGCGGTGCGCTCGCCTCCCGCTTCATCGTCCTGCAACTGACCATTTCCTACCTTGGCCGGGAGGATCGCCAACTCGGAGCCAAGCTGCGGCCGGAATTGCCCGGCATCCTCAATTGGGCCCTGTCCGGACTCGATCGGCTAACTCAACGCGGGTACTTCCAACAGCCGGAGTCCGCCGCGCAGACGGTGGAAAACCTGGCTGACCTCGCCAACCCGCTTCGCGCGTTTCTGCGGGAACGTTGCCGCATCCGGGCGGACGAAAGCGTGAACTGCAGCACACTGTATCAGGCGTGGTGCGACTGGTGCCGTGTCACCGGCAACAAGCAGCCGGGTACAACCCAAGATCTGGGCCGAAATCTGAGGGCCGCACAACCGGCCGTGTACACCAAACGGCAACGCGATCCGGCAAACTGGCATCAGCTTCATGACTGCTACGCCGGAATCGGTCTGTTGCCGCAAGCAGAGGTTCAAGGTGAACCGGAAGTGTAATCCGTCCAACGTTCGCCGATGCGTTCGCCGAGCGTTCGCCACTATCGGCGAACGTTGTAGCCCTAGAGTTTCCTGGGTTTTTTGCGAACGTTCGCCACGTTCGCCATCTTTACCCAAAAGCTACGCGTATGGAGGTAAATACAGAAACGCGCGGGGGGAATCACAAGCATATGCACGCCTCTATATAAAAGGTTTTGGGTTGAATCGGCGAACGTGGCGAACGTTCGCAAAAAACCCAGGAAACTCTAGGGGTACAACGTTCGCCGATAGTGGCGAACGTTCGGCGTACAAGTCGGCGAACGCTGGCTGGATGCACTTGCAGCAAGTGCCCGCGGGTCACGCAGCATGATTCTCGGTCTAGATCCCGGCACAAGCGGCGCTATCGCGGCTCTTGATAGCGGCAAGGTGGTCTTGCTCGAGGACCTGCCAGTGCACACGGTCGCGGCCAAAGGCCGCGGCGATCGCGCCGAGCTGGACGTCCACACGTTGTACGCGCTGATCGCAGGCCTCGGCCCGATCGAGCATGCGTTTGTCGAGAGGGTCGCGGCCAGGCCGGGCAACGGCTCGGTCTCCATGTTCCGGTTCGGCCAGGCCTGTGGCGCGATCTACGCCACGCTGGCGGTGATGGGGATTCCGATCACCCTGGTGCAGCCGAAGGCATGGCAGCGGCATCATGGCATCGGGCCGTCACCTGAGGCGGCCAGACAGCGGGCGGTGCAGCTGTTTCCGCAGATCGCGCCACAGCTCGCCAGGAAGGCGGATGCGCATCGGGCTGACGCCCTGCTGATCGCGGGCTATGGCCAACACGCGCGTGGAACCGGGTAGCCCGACAAAGCGGTTTGCTTGCGATAAGTGCGATTCCCGCAACCAAACTCACGGTCCCGTGAGGGGAGATCCTGCGCCTTCCAACAGACCAGCTCCGTCCGTTTCCGAGCAGAAGGCTTGCGCAAGACACGCGGCAGTTTCATCGTCTTGTCACAATGCCCGCCGAATACGTTTGCCAGGTGTGCGGTGCCCGGACCGCCGTCTCCGCCCTCGCCTATCCGCCCGAGCACCACCTCTGCCTGCAATGCGCGTTCCTCGCCGCCTGTGTGCCGGATCCAAGCGAACGCGATGCGATCCGCCGGCGCCTGGCCCGCGAGTGGGATGAGGATTAATCGCTCGTAGATCGCCCCAACTTTGGCACTTCCTTGCTGGTCTGCCAGCGCACCAGCGCGCTGACCGGTTTGCCGGTGGTACGACGCGCCAGCTGATCGAGCAGCACGCATGCGTCGGTGAACAGCATGCCGGGCACGATCGGATCGGACGGTTCCTGCACTTCGCCCACGACGGGCGCGGCGCGATCGATCAAAGCCAGCAGATCGCCGCGGGTCAGCTGCCTCACCGCTCCAGCTTCTTCTGCACAGCCTTTGCTTTCCTGATCACCTCTGGCCGGCGAAGCAAATCGCGCAGCTTCAGCCCGGTGGTACGCAGTGCCAGCTGATCGAGCATGGCGAACGCAGCGGCTGGCGGCATGTTCGGGCGCTCGATCTCGATCAGTGCTTCCAGGTCACCGCGTGTTGCCAGCCGCATCGGCTACTCCGCCTTCTCGCCGTCCCAGGTGACAGCCACGTCGCCGGCGTCACCGTTCTCGGCCTC